AACAGGATTTTAGTTCTGGTGATAAAGGCATGGAATTTGCTGGCCAGGTGAAAGAAGATGTTAGGTGGGGAATGTAATGGGTTTTTGGGCCGCCGTTAGCACTTTTTTTAAGACCATTGGAACAGCCTGGGAAACTGCTAACACTTTACAAAAAATACAATATGTTTTAACGGCTGCAACACTTGCTGTTGGTGTTAAGGGGTTTATGCAAGCCAGAAATATGCTCAACAAGGGCCAGGACATACTTGCTAACAAAACTTCTATGGGTGGAAAAATACCAGTTATCTATGGAACAAGAAGGGTGGGTGCACAAATTATTTATATGGATGTGAATTCAAATGATTCCAGAGATATGTATGTTGTTTATGCTTTATCAGTTGGCGAGTGCGATGAGATTATTGGAACCACAATTGAATTAGACGGCAATCCATTAACCGATTCTGCAAGATTTAGAAATGGCGGTTATATAGGCTCAGATAAAATATCTTCTGGTTCTGGATCTTTAAATACAGTTTCGCAAAATGGTACAAATAGCTTAAATCTTGCTGGCGGTACTTTTGGAACAGATCCAACAGCAAAATATAGATATGTAATGAATTTACATCATGGGGCTGCATCGCAAACAGCAGATCCCATGTTAGTTGCAAGTATGTCTAATTGGACTTCAGCACATAGGCTTGATGGTATTTGCTACATTGTTGGGCACTTCGGTTATGATCGTGAAGGAATGTGGCGAGGAGTGCCGCAGCTAACAGTACAAGTAAGAGGAAAAAAGGTTTTTGATCCCAGGGATAACACTCAAACATTTGGCACTGTTTCTACTTACAAACATTCAGACAATCCAGCTTTATGCTTTCTTGATTACATTACCAATGATGAGTATGGAAAGGGCCTAACATCTAGCCAAATAAATATGTCAACTTTTACAGCAGCTGCAAATGTTTGTGATACCCAGGTAGATCAACCATATTTTAATGGATCTGCTAAAAGTGTTACCTGGAACGGAACCTCTGGTAATGATTTTATTAACATTACAGGAACTGGATCTAATTCAATTTGGTGGCAAAACAAAATTGGTGAGTTAATGGATCTGGAAGATGCTTCTGGCAACTCTGTTTTAGATGCTGCTGAAATTAAAGATGTGCAAAGAACAAATTTTTATGATGCCAGTGAAGCATATTCTGTTTATTTTAATGACACATTGGGATCTACTTACTCATCGCAAAACGGACAATCATTATTAAAAGTTAAAAGATTTCATTGCAATGGTTATATAGATGCAAACAAGAATGTTATGGACAATGCCAAAGAACTCCTGGCAAATATGCGAGGCATTTTTTTATACATAGATGGTAAATATGAATTATCTATAGAAGATACAGGTTCATCAACATTCAGCATTACTGATAATCATATTATTGCTGAATCTGGTATATCTGTTGATTATGGCAACAAAGACAAAAAGGCCAACAAAGTTATCGTTGAGTTTTTTAATGCTAATAAAAAATACGAATTAGACACAGCAACAGTTCTACATGATGCTTCACCATACACTGCGGATGATGGTGGGGAAGTGCTAGAAGTTAAAGCAGAATTTCCTTTAATATCAGATCCATACATAGCCTATAACATGGCCAAGGCAATTCTAACCAGGAGCAGAAATCAAACAACAATTCAGTTTCTTGGAACTCCAGAAATGTACAAATTAAATGTTGGAGATATTGTAGATCTTACTTATGCTGGCCTGGGATTTAGCGGTAAAGTTTGTAGGGTTGAGGCCCTGGAATTGCAATCTAATGGATTGGTTGCTGTTAGCTTAATTGAATATTTTGATGTTTATACCTGGGAAGTTCCGCCACAAGAAGCAGTGGAAGAATTGGCAGATTTACCTTCAGCATATGCTGTTAAGGCTCCAACTGGTTTAGCTTTTACAGATAGCGGATCCAGTTCAACCGCCAGGCCTTTTTTATCTTGGACTGAGCCAACAGATTTTCCAGATCATCAATACAGAATTAGAATTGTAGATAGTTCAAGCAACAAACTTTTAAATAGAATTGTAGATCAAGAATTTGTTGATTTAGATTTTATACCTGTTGGATCCAATTATGTTGCCAGTGTTAGTTCCATTAATACTTTAGGAACAGAATCAGATGCAGCAACTTTAACATTTAGTGTTAGCACCGCACCAGTGGCCACGGCAGATGTCAAAGATGATGCGATAACTCTTGCAAAAGTTGGTACCGATGTTGAATCAGCTATAAATGCTGGCGGCACTAATTCAACACAATTAATAAAAGCTACCTCAGCACCATCTACAAGATCAGACGGATCATCTTTACAGGCCCAAGATTTATGGGCCGACACAGATGATAACAACCAGGTATATGTTAGAAATTCATCAAACAATGGTTGGGAAAAGGCCAGGGATGCCACGCTTGTTACTTTATACAATTCATTAAATTCAACTGTAACCAGTCAAGGTACAGCCCTGGCAACAGCCCAATCTGATATTGTTACTGTAACTAATTCAGCCTCAGCCAATGCTTCATCAATTTCTAGCTTAACATCAAGTGTAAATGGCAACACAGCCAGCATTACTACTAATGCTTCTGCTATAACAAACATTAACGGCAATGCTGCTGCATCTTATGTGCTTAAATTAAATGCAAATGGCAAGGTTGCACAAATGGTTTTGAACAGTAACGCTTCTTCTGGAAGTGGTGCAACAAGCACAGTGGCTTTTTTAGCAGATACTTTTAAGATTGATAATGATGCTGGCACTAGCGTAAGCCCATTTGTGGTGAGTGGGGGATCTGTATTTATAGACAACGCAAGGATTAATAATTTATCTGGAACAAAGATTGATGTTGATACTTTGGCCGTTAAATATTTTGCTGATGTAACCAGTAAAATTTACAACCACGATAATACTGCCGTTCCTCTAACCAGGGTTGGATCTAATTACATTGCTACTGCAAACACTGGATCTAGCGGAACTCATACTTGTGCACCAGTAAGCATAACCAATTGCAGATCTGGTGGATCCTTTGTTGCTTATGTCCAGGGGATTTTAGGTAATGTTGCAAACATGGTAGTTGAATATTCTACCGATGGATCTAGTTATTCAAATGCAACAGGCCAGGTATTTACAATTAATGCTGGTACTTACAGGGGTTATACGCTTTTATATAATGGATCTTTAACTTTTGCTTCTGGTGCAAGCACTGCTTATTTCAGAGTTAAGTTTGTTGGCAATCAAAACTACACTCAAATTGGCCTAACTGTAACTGTAGATAACACCAATTAAAAATATATATGCGAAAACATCTTAATAAAAGTAAAATTTATAAACAACAAAAGGGTAATTAATGTCTCAGAATACGAACTACAATTTAGCAAATCAGAGTGGGGCAAACTTTAGGGCGGAGCTAAATAATACTCTCCTAGATATTGTTTCTAATAACTCTGGTGCTTCAGAGCCAGCAACTATGTTTGCCTATGAATTGTGGGTAGATACTAGCAATTCAGTTATGAAGATCCGCAACAGCGGAAACGATGGTTGGATAACATTACCATTTAGTATTACAGCTGATAACACAGTTGATATTAATGGCGGAACAGTAAACGGCATAACCAGTTTATCCTTTAGCAGCGGATCCACAGTTGCATCAATTTTAGATGAAGATAATTTAAGTTCAGATAGTGCAACAGCTTTAGCAACACAACAATCTATTAAGGCTTATGTTGATAGCCAGGTTACGGCCCAGGATTTAGACTTCCAGGCAGATAGTGGGGGTGCTTTATCCATTGATTTAGATAGCGAAACTTTTACCCTAACTGGTGGTACAGGAATTGACACAGCTGGATCTGGCAATGCAGTTACTTTTTCTGTTGATTCTACAATTGCAACTTTAACTGGATCTCAGACACTTACAAATAAAACCATAGATTTAGATAACAATACTTTATCTAACATTGAAACTGACAATTTAAAATCTGGTGTCCTGGACACAGACTTAACTTCAGTCTCTACATCCGATGATACTCTGGCCTCAGCAAAAGCAATCAAGACTTATGTTGATGCGGCCATAACAGCAGAAGATCTTGATATAAGCGATGGATCTAATTCTGGATCTATAGATCTTGATTCAGAAACTTTGGGCCTTCTTGGCGGCACTGGTGTTACCTCTGCTTTATCTGGTAACAACATTACATTTTCTATTGGCCAAGCAGTTGGCACTTCAGACAATGTGCAATTTGGAACAGTAACAGCTAATTTAACAGGCCAAGTTTCTACTTTATCTAATCACGATACAGATAATTTAACTGAAGGATCTTCAAATTTATATTTTACAAACGCCAGAGCAAGGGCCGCAATATCAGAAAACTCTGCTCAACTTTCTTACAATTCTTCTACTGGTGTTTTAACTTATACCCAGGGAAATTCAGACACAGTTTCTGAGGGATCTACTAATTTATTTTATACAGATGCCAGAGTGGCAACCAAGGTTGATTCTTATGTTAATAAAGCATTTGTGGATGCACTTAATGTTGTAGCTGCATCAGCTTCTGGCAATGCTGCTACGGCCACGGCCCTGGCAACAACCAGGACATTTTCTATTACAGGCGATGCCACAGCTTCCGCACAAAACTTTGATGGATCTGGTAATGTTACTTTAACTTTAAGCATTGATGATGATGCAGTTGCCCTGGGAACAAAAACCACAGGTAATTATGTGGCTGCAATATCTGGAACCACAAATGAAATTGAAGTTTCTGGATCTGGATCTGAAACAGCGACTGTAACTATTGGACTTCCAAATGATGTAACAATAGCTGGAAATTTAACAGTTAATGGAACAACAACCACAGTTAACACTGAAACATTATCAGTAGAAGATCCATTAATTAAATTAGCAAACGCTAACAGCAGTTCTGATTCAGTGGATATTGGTTTTTATGGCCTTTATGATACTTCTGGATCACAGGATCTTTATGCGGGCCTTTTTAGAGATGCAAACGATAGTGGTAAATTTAAGCTGTTTAAAGATCTCCAGGTTGAACCAACAACAACAGTTAATGTTAGTGGCACTGGATATGCTGGTGGTACTCTAGTTGCAACCATTGAGGGTAATGTAACTGGTAATGTTACTGGTCAAATTTCTACTTTATCTAATCACGATACAGATAATTTAAGCGAAGGATCCTCAAATTTATATTTTACAAATGCCAGGGCAAGATCTGCAATTTCTGTAAGCGGAGATCTTTCATATAATTCAAGCACTGGTGTTATTTCATTTAGCCAAGCAGCTTCTGCTGTTACTTCTGTTAATTCAGCAACAGGGGCCGTAGTTTTAGATACTAGCGATATTGCTGAAAGCGGAAATCTTTATTTCACAGATACCAGGGCCAACAGTGCAATTGATGCCAGAGTAACTAACACCTTTATTAATAATTTAAGTGGGGTTGTTGCAGATACATCTACAGCCCTTGCAACAGGAAGAACAATTGGAATGACTGGCGATGTTGTTTGGACATCTGCAAGTTTTGATGGATCTGGAAATGTAACAGGAGCAGCAACCATACAAGCAGATGCAGTAGAGCAGTCAATGATTGCAGATGATGCTATAGGTGCAGATCAACTTGCAGCAAGTTCAGTTGTTACGGCCTCAGTTGTTGATGATGCAATAACCCAGGCAAAAATGGCCGCCAACTCAATTGGCATAACAGAATTAAATGTAAGTGATGGCAGTAATGGCCAGGCCTTAAAAACAGATGGAAGCGGTAACTTATCTTTTGGATCAGTTTCCGTTTCTCAAACCTTAACAGTAGTTGGCCGTGCAGCCAGCATAGCAATAACAATAACAAGTGGAGTGTTGGCCGTAGTTGGCAGAAGTGGCACTATCAATGTAGGAGTATAGAATGAGTGATTTTTTTCCATTAATAGTTGATGCAAGCGGAACGCCTGCTATCAAAGAAATACCAAGCGGCGATGTCTTAGATCTAACAGGCGTTACTGTTAAGGCCTTGGCTGTAGATGGTAATACAACATTAGGCGGCACGCTTGGAATTGGCGGAGTAACAATTACCTCTACACCAGCAGAACTTAATATTTTAGATGGAGTAACTTCCTCAACAGCTGAACTTAATATTCTTGATGGGGTAACTTCTACAACAGCTGAACTTAATATTCTTGATGGGGTAACTTCTACAACAGCTGAACTTAATATTCTTGATGGGGTAACTTCTACAACAGCTGAACTTAATATTCTTGATGGGGTAAC